AGCACGGGCAACGTCATCAGCAGACCCAGCAGCAGCACGTGTTGTTGCTGCCTTTGCTCCAGTGCCTGTTATTGCTGCTACTCCAGCCTTTGCTGTCGAAACTATTGCGTTTCCGGCAGACTTCAATAGATTTCCAAGTGCTCCAAAGAATCTACCAACAGTATTCTTAAGTAACCACCCACCAATTTTAAGAGATAGTTTTGTGATAGTACCAGCAATAGCAAAAAATCCACCATTCAATAAGAATAATGTTCCGACAGCAATTCCAAGACCTTTTAGAACATTATCTCTAATTTCTTCTAATTTTTTACCATTTCCTTCTGATAATGCTCTAAGAACCTCAATTCCTTTATTAGCAAACCATCCAGCAAATAGTGTCGTAAAGAATTGTGCTACTTTACTTAAAATAGATTGTGCCTTTTGTGCGATTTTTTGAACAGGGGCAACCAATGCACCTTGAATTGCTTTTTCTAAAAGACTTTCTCTTCCTACTCTTAATCCCTGTTCTGTTGCCCTTCTCTGTTCTTCTTGCTCCTGTTTTGTACGATTTTGTTCGAGAACACTGTCATAGGCAATTACATCAGTAATTCTACTTAAGGCACCACTAAAATCGGTAACTTCTGTGCTTAATCCACCAATCTGTTGCTGTACTCCACCTATCGTTTGAGTCTGGATTCTTATTACATCATCAAAACTATTAACTCTAGTCCTTAGAGTATTAACCTCCTCCCGTAATGAAGTTATTGTTTGTGATTGAGTCTGTACAAGTGCTAAAGCCCCTTCATCTGGTTGTCTATTAATAGCAACCAGCGGACCACCACGTTTAAAAATATTTGATGATACATTACGACTTTTTTCAAATATTGCCCTTCTTCTTTCCGACGACAAATAGGACCCTGATACAGGATCTATTCCACTTTGTGCTATTTGTGCGAGATCAGCCATTTGCTTGATTCTTTAGATTTTCTTCTTCGATATAATTTTGTAGTAGAGTTACATAGATCTCCCGCTCCCAAGGGATCATATCTTCAAGTTCCGTCAAAGAGTATTTATGATGTTGTACCATAGCAAAGTTTGTCTTGTAGTATGACGCAAGGTCAGTATGCGCCATACTTACACGAAAAAAGCAGATAATCCCTCCAGAACTACCTCACTCTCAACTTTAGTATTGGGATTTTTAATCTTAATTGTATGAGAAAGTTTGGGCATTGTCTCAAAGAACTTTTCAACTTCTTTGAATTGCTTCGAACTTAATTGCTCAACGAATTCTAGCAGTTCTTTCTTTGTGGAATCACTCGCAGTCCAAGATTCCTCTTCTGAATAGATTTGATCAATACAAGAAACAATCAAATCAAAGGTATCATCAACACTTACACTCTCACCAGAATCAAAGTTGTTCTTAATAAACTCAGTCATTGATGGATATCTCATTCTCAATGTTAAAGAATCATCCAACTTAATATCACGAGAATGCTTTGGATCTACTTCAACATTGATTTCATCTAGATTGATGCTTGTAGGAACCTGAGTTGTTCCATCATCAGGACAGGTAATCAAAACATCCACAGTTTCACCAACTGACTTACCTCTAATATTAAGGAACAAATACTCAATATCAAATGTGGACAAGTCTTCTACTTTAATACCTTTGCTTAAAATGCAGTTTGTAATAACACTCTTAACTGCATTCGCAATCTGTTTGGAATCTTCGGTTTCTAGTGCGATAATCAGAATCTTTTCTTCTTTAACTAAAAAGGGTCTATATCTAATTTTCTTTTTTAATGAAGGAATTTCCAACTCATAAATTGGAGTTGCAATTTTTGGTAAAGGCATAATATCCTATAAAGTTCAGTTAAAATTATTTAGACGACTTAGGCAACCCCAACAGGTCTTTGATCATCCAGTCTTCCAGTTCCAAGATTGAGGTTTCTATTAGTCAACTCGTCTCTTCCCGTTGCAAGTCTATTTAATTGATTGGTTGTGTTGGAAATATTAGTAATGTTAGGAATTATATTATTACTAATATTCCGTGCGACATCAACACTCAATGCCTTACCACAAATATATCTTTCATAGTTAAATGAAGCACTGATTCTCAATACATCAGAACCATTATAACTTACTGGTGTAGAATTTAAAGAAAGTGGAAAAAGACCGAAGAAGTTATATTCAAGTTCTCTATTATAATCTCTATCAAATTTAATAATCTTGGTTGTATTACACTTATATGCCTCTGGGTATTGCATTCTAAAGTAATATCCCTCTCTAGTTGGATCTGCACCAGAACCACTGGAAATAAATTCCATCCAGTGTTCTATAAATTTTAATTGCCTATAATCCCTATCAACATAAAATTCCAAACCAATTTCAGTAAAGATTCTACGATGAGCAACTCTCTCATTTACTCCCGTGAAATTATTATTGATATCTGCAGTCGCAAATGAAGTTCCTGGTAGTGATGCAGAATGGCACAATAATCCAGCATCTTCGGCAATAAATCTTGGACTAACACCCCTAATATAAAGATGCGATAGAAGTGCTCCAGGCAACCCACCAAAAATAACTTGGAAGTGTGAGGTCTGGGCAAGATTAGTGAATAGTGGTTTAAAGTCCGATATTCTACGAGGTCTGACCACTCTAAATACCTTTTATGAGTCTTAGTATACTTATTTAGATGTCTTATAAGGGAAAATATCAACCAGCATTCCCAAAAAAGTATAAAGGAGACCCCACAAATATTGTGTATAGATCTTTGTGGGAAAGGACTTTTATGAAATATTGTGATACGAATGAGAATATTTTAGAATGGTTCTCAGAAGAAATTGCAGTTCCTTATAGATCTCCAATAGACAATAAGATTCATAGATACTTCCCAGACTTTTATATCAAAGTCAAAGAGAGTAATGGGCAGATTAAAAAATATATAATCGAAATCAAACCAAAGAAGCAAACAATAGAACCACAAATCCAAAAGAGAAAAACAAAGGGATATATCTATGAGGTTTATGAATATGCCAAGAATCAGGCAAAGTGGAAGGCAGCAGAAGAGTTTTGTAAAGATCGTGGATATGAGTTTAAGGTGCTCACAGAAGATGACCTAGGTATCAAATAATGCCAAGAAAGACTCTCAAACAAAGAAAAGGTCCAAATCCAACAGAAGATAAGAGTAATCGTATTCGTTCTGTGATTGATAATTTAATTGGAAATGAAGACCCTGATGATTTAATGATTGAGATATTGGATGTTTTGCAAGAAAGTGGAAAGGTGCCTAGTGTTGGTAAGTATTATGTTTTTGTTTATAATCCAAAGACACCTAATGTACAGTACGATCAAAATCCATTAGTCGCAGTGACTGATAGATTTCAGTGGGGATTTAGGGGCATCAACTTTCACTGGGGAGAAATGAGACAATATACTTGGGATGAAATACCTGGTTCTTTGTATGAGGTTTATGCAGAAGAACTTGCCGACTTGAGAGAGATACCTTTTGGTAAAATCCGTCTAAATAGTTAGAAAATCGATAATGGCAGTTTCTTTTCCATCTAGTTTATCACCAGCAGTTCAAGCAGCTAGTATACAGGAATATAGAAATGCTGCCGCTTCCCAAACTGCACCGCTTAGATACCCACAGAAGAGTATTGGTAAGGATGACGACTACTTAGAAATAGGTGTTATTGAATATAAAGCACCAGGAACTAAAACGGAAAAAAATACTCTTAAATTACAAAATAGTACACAATCCAATTCTAATCAAAGGATATTATCTACAATACAACTTCCAATACCAGCAAATATTGGTGACACAAACCAAGTTAATTGGGGGGATGATAGTTTAAATCCCCTTGCTGCTTTGGGTGTAGAGAAAGCAGGAGAAATTTTTAAATCAAAAGATTATGGAAGGGGAATTGTGGATGCTTTTAACTCTGCTGGAATAACTCTTTCAAAAGTTGCAACTCAGGGTGGAGGACAAAATCTTGTTACTAATTATTTTACTTCAAAATTAGTAAATAGTGTAGCAAATGGAAGTGTAAACCCAACTGCACTACTTTCAAGGGCAGAAGGAAGTGTTCTAAATCCAAACCTAGAACTATTATTTGGTGGTGTTAATTTGAGGACTTTTACTTTTGATTTTGATTTTGCTCCAAGAAACTCTGAAGAATCAAATGTTGTTAAGCAAATTATAAGAATATTCAAACAATCAATGACTCCAAAAACTGGTAGTAATGCAGATGGTGCTGGGTTATTCATTGAGGCTCCAAATGTTTTTATTCTAAAATATAAAACTGGAAGTCGTGATCATCCATATTTAAACAAATTCAAACCTTGTGCTCTTACAAGTATGGGAATGAATTATACAGGTTCTGGTTCTTATACAACTTATGCGGATAAGACACCAGTTCATATGAAACTAAACTTAAGTTTCACCGAACTCAATCCAATTTACAATGAAGATTATGATAGTAATGTAGGCAAGGACGCAGTAGGTTACTAAAATGTCTTATTTCAGAGAACTACCAGACATAGAATATCAGTCCCCCTTTGCTGATAGTAATTCTTCACAGAATTATGTAAGAGCAAAGAATTTATTTCGTCGTGTGAAACTTCGTGATGACTTACAAAATGTCTTTACTCTATTCAATAAGTATCAGATTCCAGAAGGTGCAAGACCCGATATTGTTGCAGAAGCAGTTTATGGTAGAGCAGATTATGATTGGGTAGTTCTTATGACTGCTGGTATTGTAAACGTAAGAGATGAATGGCCTCTTTCGAATAGAGACCTTTACAGATATGCCGAGAACATTTACGGAACTCAATTAAATGCCGTTCATCATTATGAGACCACAGAAGTTAAAGATTCTAATGGAAGATTGATTCTCCCTGCTGGTAAGGTTGTTGATTCCAATTTTACTATTCCAAAACCAGATGATTATACAGCAACATTAAATCCAGTTATAGGAATCAGCAATTACGAATATGAAACTGCAAAGAATGAAGAAAAGAGATCTGTATACTTATTAAGATCAGATTATCTACAACAATACTTAAATGATATGAGAACAATTATGTATTATGAAAAGTCTTCTCAGTATGTGGATAAAAAACTAATTCGTACCGAGAATACTAGAGTCACGATGCCATAAGAGTTCTAAACTCTTATCAAAAATCATCACATATCGGTGCTTGCGGGAGCGGTCTTTCCATTCTCCTTCGGCACCTTTTACTTTACCTCGTGAGTGTTTAGTTCCGTCTGCAAAATAGAAATCTTTCTTTGGATCTGTAAGACCTGCGTATTTAAAATTGCAAGCGCGATAGATTGTACCAGTATGGTGATCGCTATCAGCATAAGAGATGATTGCTTTAACTTCAGTATCTTTCCGAAGTTGTCTAATCGCTCGTGACACAAACCAAGAAGTGATGTTATATTCTTCTGACTGTGTAGTAGGTTCGATGCATAATCTGGAGAGTTCAAAAATTCCTTGTTGTTCATTTCGTTCTAATCCAAAAGCACCTTTGGCAATTTCTGGAACAGGAAGCCCAGTAAAAATACAAGTACCCTTTACACCACCGATGTTTAGTGGAGAGAAGGCATTTTTTTTATAAAGACCATAATTGTAACCAGACCTAAAGGTTTTGGAAATATCCTTCAAATAATGAAACCGCAGAAGTAACTCTGCGGCTTCACCTTTGGTTACACGATCTATTGTGTAATCAGATTTCACTCGGCAAGTTTTGCGAAGTAAGACAGAGTATCATCATCGTCTTCATCATAAGAAGAAGACTTAGGAGAACTCAGATTGCTCAGTTCAGTACGGAGATCTTCATCAAGATCACGAACTGGTCCACGAGAAGTCTCTTCCTCATCAGCAACTTCAGGATCTTGACGA